GCGCAAGCACTCTTATATATCGATTAGCTATATCAAACGGAGTTTTTATTGCTATAGTATTCTTTGGCGAGGCGTTCGACATCGGGCAGGATCACTGGTGGTACGCGTTCAAGCATGGCGGCCCTAGCGGCCCTGTCGCGGCCTCTGGCAACTTGGGAGCCTAGTTGTATACATGCTATTTGAACATGCTTTAGAATTAGTTCACGCCAGTCTGGTGGCACTTCCTCCAGGGTTGACCGGCCATAAATAACGTCATCCGCGTAGTGCCTAGGTCTTTTGCCAGTCGGCAATTGCATCAACTACTCCTTTCCAGCCCAGGGCAATACAAACAAATGCGCCCGCTTCCTGGCAGTTATTTAAAAAAGCGATCTGCTCCGGTGATATTTTGGATTTAGTGTGGTCCATTCTTTTTAGCTCGCACACAAACGGCGGTGATCCGATTATAATAATGTCAGCAGCGCCGGTGGTCATCCCTTCCGCTTTGTGGCGCATAACCTGGCCTGGCGTGCGCTTTCCTTCGTTGCGTGGGTGTAGGGCTATTGCGCGCAGCTTTGGTGATAGCTGGTTAAATAGCGTGATCTGTTCGGCAGACTCTGGCGAGCATGGCCCGCGATATTTAATGTCGCCGTAAACTTTAATTGATTTCGGGAATTTCATCTAATGCCTCATTGTGTCCATAGATTTTATAGAAGCCTTTTTCTTTCATCTTTTTGAGCGTTAGCGTTTTCGGCATTACGCCATAGTTCGGAAGCGATGATAAAAAAACTTCAATTGATGGCGCAATTCTACCACTAAAAACAGATTCATTTAGTGACTCCCATTCGTCCACCTTTTCCGGCATATACCAAATGCAAAATGATCGATACTCGGTTGTGTAGTCGACCTTCAATGTTTGGTTTCCGCTTTTGCTTATCCATTCTTGGCAGTGCCAGCTCAAAACCTTGTCGGTGCTTTTGGCGTATGGATCTGACTTCAACTTCCTAAATTCCATGACCAGCTTTTCGTTCGGGTCGATCAATTCACCTTTACACTTTTCACAATAGCGCGCCGCAATATCGTTCGCGTGTTGGCATTTCTCACACTCTTTAGATGCCCACCGATGTTCGCACCTAGCATAGGTTCCCGCGGCTAAAAATTCACCGTGGCATCGCCTGCCAAAATGGGAGGGTATTTCTAATTTCACGCCTGCTAGGTCGGCAAAGTATCCATCTTTCGTTATATGGAATTGATCAGGGTTCGGGCGGCCTGAAAATTCGTTTATATAATTACAGTCGGGGCATTCAACTTCGGCACCGCCTACCACCTTTGTGGATTTATACGCTTTGATATTCGGATTAAATACATCGCCATCGGGGCAGTGCCGTTCGATGTTTTCCGCGTAGTCCAGCACTAGGCAATCTTGTTTGCCTGGATCGATGCGCAACCCGCGACCTATAATCTGTTGCATTAGTCCGACTGATTCGGTGGCGCGCAAGATGGCAATAACATCGACGTGGCTTGCATCGAAGCCGGTGGTCAGCACGGAAACGTTGACCAGGTATTTTATCTGTCGGGCTTTGAAAGCTTTTAGTATCTGTTCCCGTTCAGCCTTTGGCGTTTCGCCCGTCACTAGGGCACTGTTTCCGCGTGGCAAGCTTTGCATAACTTCTTTGGCGTGGGGCACGGTTGCGGCAAATATCATTACGCCTTTACGCCCGGCGGATAGCTCGACCACCTCGGCAATGATGGCAGCTGTTTTCCTGCCTTCACCCTCGAAAGCCTTTTCTACCTGGCGGGCATCAAATTTGCCCATGTTGTTTAATTCCAGACCGGTAGTATCATAACCAGCGTGGCGTTCTGTCGTCGGTGGCGTTAGATAGCCTTGATCGATTAATTCTTTCGCGCCTATCGTGAACACCAGCTTTTTAAAATATGGTTCTACTGTTTCGTGTTCCGGTATCGCTCTGCCATTTTCATCGAGTTGATATATATAGCCACTGCCTAGCCGGTATGGCGTGGCAGACAATCCCAGCACGCGCAGTTGCGGGTTCTTTGCGCGCAGATCGTCAATGATAAATTTAATCGTGGGTGTTATGCCGTGAGCTTCATCAACGATAACGGCTGCAAAGTTTTTGAACCGTTCCAAGCTGTTTTTAACAGTGCCAGGCGTGCCGAATACGACATAGTGTTCAAGGCTTTTCTGACCGGTTGAGGCACTGTATAGGCTTGCCATGCCACCAGCGGCAATGTATTTACCGTGGTTCTGTTCGACCAGCTCTTTAGACGGTGCCAGACAAAGCACCCGTTTTTTGCTGGTTTCGTGAATCCATTGCGCAAGATCTGCGATGATGTGCGACTTTCCCGCACCCGTTGCAGCATCGATGATGCAGGGGTCATAACATTTAGAAAGAAAAGCCTTCGCGGCATCCACCGCGTTTTGTTGGTATGGTCTTAACATTTTCTGCCCCAGTTTTCGCCCGCCCTAATGCGGCACGCGTGCGGTTCACTTATTCTAAAATAGTATGCCAGCTCTGCCAGCGTGCATTTGTGCTGCAATCGACGGAACGAGCGGAGCGCGCCGGGTGTCATTACACGCGGGTTATTTCTCATCTAAGCCACAGCCGCTAAGTATTCGTCGTGAAACTCTTTAAGCTTGGGCAGGGTTTTGTCAATATATTGCTGACTGAAAAAAACCATTTCGGTGTCAAATTTAAACCGGTTCCATTGGATAAAATAAGCTGTCGTGCGTTCGCTGCAAAACATTTCATATTGAACCTGGGCATAATAATGGGGCAAATGTGCCAGGCTTTTAAATTCCGGGTTTGGGTTTTCACGCAAACCAAACGGGCATTTAATTTCGGCAATGGCATCTGCGCCAATCAATCCATCGGGTGACGCGCCTAGCCAGTCGTATTCCGGGTGGACTATAAACCCGCACTCTTTAATAGTAATGCCTGTTTCAAGCTCGAAATCGAAGACGGCGTTTTCCTCGTTCCGGCTTCCATATTCGGTGGCAACATTGCCGGTGAAAGTGGACTGGCCAAGCATCGAGCGCATTGCGTCCTTTGTGCTAGACCACGGATTAACGCCAAGTATTGCACCAATCTGGGAGCCAGTTACCCGGCCTTTGCGCGCGTCAAACCATTCTTTAGAAAGCTGTTCCATTGTTTTACCTCAAAAAAAAGGCCCCGAAGGGCCGTATTATTAGAATGGTATATCATCAGCGGCTGCTGCAACTGGTGCGGGTAATGTGCTGACGGAGTTGACCGGCGATACTGCCATGACCCAGTTACCGCTCTTATCGTCAATTTCCCATAGGCCGAGCTTGATAGCCATCGGCTTATTAGATAGCGCGGAGCTGAGTTGGCTGTCACCGGGTTCGGTGCCATTGCGCATTAGATCACCGCCGGCGTTTGCATCGATAGCAGCTAACATCTTTAAAGCACGATCGCGTTTGGTTTTATCCTGCTCTTTTACGCGGATCTTATGAAAGATCTTGCGGCCCTTATGTTCGCCATCCAATACCACCCAGCGGGCAGATACAAACGAGTCGCCCTGGTATTCGTCCCATTTAATTTCGTCAATTGCCGCGACTACCTGAGTATTAGCCGGTATCGGCTTAATCTGAACATTGCTGTCAAATGAAGTTGAAGCTGCTGCTGTTTTGCCGTCTGAAAGATCGAAGAATGACATATTATTTACCTTCTTTGTTATAAGTGGCTAAAGCCGGAATGTATTGTGCTAACGGGTTTTCGTTTTTCGGTACAAATATATTATCAGTGATGCCGTACCGGTTCTTGCTTACGTTCGACGCGGTGGCATATGTTACTAGCAACCGCGAACCGTCCGATGTGGCTTTCTTCTTATCGCCGTCGCCGCTGGTATAGGTCTGGAGCTTTAGAAAGCCGACCATATCCACGTCATCTACATAGGGTGCCACTGAGCGTTTGCCGAGGCGCAGATTGTATCGAGTGTAGGGATCCATATCTGGCAGTTCGATTGTCTCGGTGTCGGCGTGGGCGATATATACGATAGCGATGTTTTTATCGGCATTGATCTTTGACATCAATTTGCCGACCCGGTGATGCAGCGTGGCTACTGCGCCAAGACCCGCGCCATATCCGCCTAAAGCCTGGTTTATAGATTTGGGCTTCTTAGGGTCGCTGTCGATAACGTTCTGCATAAAGATACGCTCGAGCGCTGTTACGCTGTCAATAATGATCGTTTTGTATTTGTGCTCCTCTTTATAGAGTGCCGTCATCTGTTCGATTAGTTGTTCCAGTGAGGTTACCACTGGCAGCGCGTCGGGCCGTATGGCAGCCGGCACACCCTGAAGGCCATCTTCGGCGCGTATCACTATAGGGTTTGGGAATGTCGCCGCTAGGGACGTTTTACCGAGCCCTGAGTCGCCGCAGATCGTTACGATCGGCATCCGGTCAGCTGGTTTAGTTGCTTGCTTTAGTATTGACATGGTTTGTTTCTCTCTTTCCTAATTGAGGTTCGCACTTTAAAGCAATATATTAAGGGTTGCAACAACTTTTTTTGTATATATACTGCAATCACACACACGAGCTA